CTTCTGCACCGCCTGGCCACCCTGTGAGCGCGGCTGATACGTCAGCGCCTGCTGTACGCCTTCTGTCCAATTGGCGCCCTGCCCTCGCGGTCCCGGCAAGATGCTGCCTGCAATCCCGGCGAGGCCCGCGATCGGCGCAGCGAGTCCAGACGTGGCGAAATGCATCCCCGCCTCAGCGATCGGCGTCGCGACTGGCTGCGTGAAGTTCGCGAGCGCAACCGTTCGGTCAATGAGGCCGGGCTGCTGAGCCGGAGCTTGTGCAGGCGCATCGAACTGGTCGAATGGATTGGCAGCAGGCGCGGCGGCTTGCTGTGCCGGCGCATCGAACTGGTCGAACGGATTAGATGCCATCGGGGACGTAGCCGTACTTCGCTTTGAAGGCTTCTTTCAGCTGCGGGTTCTGCCGCAGGTAGTTGATAGCCTCGGGCGGTGCCTGCTGTTGCGGCGGCGCTTGGTCGGGGACACCAAGCTCGCCCACCACGTAACTCGGGTCGACTTTGAGATCGCGCGCCAGCTTCTCGTACCTACCCTTGATGTTCTTCGTCCAGCGCGTCTCCTGTCCCTTGTACAGTCGTTCGGCGCGGTTCACGAAGTCCTTCCGCTGCTCAGGCGCCAACCGCTCGCCGTTCAGCACCTTGTTGTATTGCGCGATGATCTGAGTCGGCACGGATCCGGCGTTCGCCGCCTGCGCGAATTCGCCCTCGCGCACGGTCGAGCCAGGGTCCAGCACCTTCATGTAATTGAAGATCAGCGAGAGGTCGCCTGCGGGGGACGGATCAGCCGCCGAGTCGAGGATGCGCTGATACGAATTGGCGACGCCGACGAATTCCTTGCTCTGGTTGTTGAACTCATCGCGCAGCTTGTCGGCCTGCGCGAACTGCACCTTCGGATCGGCCTGCGGCGGCGTTGGAGCGACGTTGGCGATCGGTTTGCCGTCCGGGCCGAAGCGCGTCTGCCCAGGACTCAAGGTGAAGCCTGCGTCTCCGTCCGCCTTTGCGGGCGCAGTGACGATGGGCTTGTTGTCGCCGGCATAGCGCGTCTCGCCAGGTTTCAGGGTGTACGCAGCCGCCTTCTCCGGACTCATGCCAAGCTTAGCCGCGGCCTGCTGCGCGAAGTCACCCGCGAACGCCTGCACTTCCTGATCGGTCAGTGCATCCCACGGCTTGCCGGTGGCCTGCTGCGCGAGCTTCACGAATTCCGGGAACTGACCGGCGGCGAACGCCTTCGCCTGCGGATGCCGCGCGATGTACTCGGCCGCCGCCTTGCCTTGCGTGAGCTTCTGCTGCGCCTCTTCCGCCGTGAAGCGCTGCGCCTGCATGTCTGCCATGCGGTTGCGATTCGCGTAGTCGATCGGTGCCTGTTCGGCCTCCATGCGCGCCAAGGCGTTGCGCGTCTCGCCGTAGTCTTCCTCTTGGCGAGCTCGGCGGCCTGCGATGAATGAACCGACCGGATCCGGTGCGACGATAGGCATCAACCTCTCCCCACTGCCCAAGGATTGACGCCGCTGCCTGCGTAGTCGCTCATCGTAGTACCCGGCCCAAAAGGCAACGGCTGCCGCCGTTTGCCGAGATAGCCCCACAGACCCGCGACGCTGTTCACGCCCTGTCCGATAACATTGGCGCGATCGGTGATGCCAGATGCGCGAGCATCGCCAGCAATGAGCGCATTGCGTCCCGCCTGGTTCGCTGCATCAGCCCCGAAAGCCGCGGTCTCGCGCGTTGCATCGCCGCCCAGGCCGGCCAGGCGCGTGATGCGGTCGAAGTAGTTGCCGTACTCGCCAGCCGCGAGGTTGCTGTTGAACTCTGCGAGCCGACGCAAGGCGTTGCCGGAAGCGCCGCCGCCTCGAGCGGCGAACGTATTCTCGATCCCGCGAATGCCCTCATCACGACGGAACGTGTAGTCGGGAGAGGCGAAGAACGGCGAGAGGTCAGGACGGCCAGGGGTGCCGCCTGACATTCCCGGTGCGGCTTGCTGGCGGCGCTGCTCGAACAGCGCGTTGATGTCGGCGCCGGTGTCGTTGATGAAACGGCCGTTTTTGCCGCCCGGACGCAGTGTGCCGATGCGCTGACCGTTGTACAGCACCTCATACCAGCCGTTCCCGACCGATTTAGTCGTGGTGCCGGCCGGCAGTTCGGTGTCTCCCACAAGCATCGGCTGCTCGTTCTGGAACTGCGCAGAGGTCTGCACGGGAATGCCCGTGAGCTGTCCGAGCAGCGAGTTTGCCCCTTCGTAGAGGCTGCGGCCGCTCGCGAGGTCCGCGCGCGTCTGATCGTACTGGCGCGCGGTCTCGGCGGTCGCGGCATCGGCGCCGTGCGCAGCCGCGTCTGCGGCCCGCCCAGCTTGGCGAGCGCCGTAGACGGTCGAGCCGACGGCTAGGACTGTTCCGGCAACTGCGAATGACATTGCTGATCCTCAAGAAAACGTTCGTAGTCCTCGAAGCTGTTGGTGACTAGCAAGGCCTCGGCCTCGGCTTCGGTCTTCGCTTCGCAGGCGTGTACGGTGATCCAGACCGTCTCTTCATGGGCAAACCCCGCGCGCTTGGTTCCTGGCTCCGACACGATGATTGCAGGGGCCTGAACGCGCCGCGGTCCCCGTTCGGTGATAACCGTGATGTCGCCCTTCGCGACGATGTTGATGTGCTGCCGCTTGTGAATTGCGCCGGTCAGGCAGCAGTTCTGCGGAATCGTGAGCTTTCGGGCGTAGAGCCCGTCAGCAAAGAAGTGCTCGACCGGCATGTCGGCCTGCACGCAGGTGAGCAGGAAAGACTCGAGCTGCTGGATGCTGTGGCGGCGCTCTGCGGCGGCGCTCTGTGGTGCGACTACTTCGCTGCCCATCCCGTGGCCCCCGTTCCGCTTTCCTTCACATACAGCACCGTGCCAGCGCCGCCATCTGAGCGCAGGTACAGGTGGCCCACCGGCGCCGTGACTACACCCTCGGGAGAGCCTGCGCCGCGGTGTATGTAATCGATTTCGGTCTCACTGCACCAACTGCGAAACTCGCGGTCATTCTTCGGCGTCGCCGCCGGTGCCTTCAGGCCCACTTGCCGCCCTCAACTTCTGCCTGCGTGTCGCGAAGAATGACCTTCACTGGATCCGACACGGCGCCGCGGTACACGCGACCGACGCGCGATGAGCCCAGCGCCTGCCAGGTGATGCGATCTGTGTAGCGGCCGATCGCACCGAGCGAGCGGTTCGGCATCGACTTGAACGTGACGCCACCGTCGTCCGAGTAGTCGAGCATCATCTGCGGATCAGAACCCTGACCGGTCGTGAGCCCGACGCCCATGTCGGCCATGATCTCCAAGCGCTTGTGGAACGCGCGACGTCCATCCGCATAGATGGGCTGGTACGTCCATTCCATTCGTTGGGTGTCGCCCCATTCGGAATAGACGTCGCGCGTAAGGAAGCCGATCTTGTTGGTCGTGATGTCCCCGACGAGTTCCAGGCCGAATATCTGCGCATGCGTTTGCGCGCGCCAGTAGTCGTAACCGTACGACTCACGCTCGTGCCATTCCTGCGTGGTCGCGTCGTAAACGAATGTGCCCTCGAAGAAGGACAGCACATAGAACAGGTGGCCTTCCTGCGAATACGCGTATGCCTTCGCGGTCGAAATGGTCATGTCACGAAACGCGCTCTCGACCCCGTGCTGGCTGATGCGCACCGGCGTTGCACCGTCGAGGCGCCGCACGGTGTAATCGTTCGCCAGCCAGAACACAGAGTTGTCCTGCTTGGCGAGCGTGCGGCCGTTCAGGCAGCCGATCTCGAGCCGGCCGCCGATGGCGCGCTCGAACGGGAAGCCGGCGGCGCCGGTGTTCTCCCATATCTCCATGGACTGTTTCCCGGCCAGGATGATCTGGCCGTGATCGACCTTCATGCCGACCAAGTCATCAGGCGAGCTCTCGGCGGTTGCGAAGTTGAGCGCATCGAATGATGTTGCGTCGCCCAAATCGGAGCCGAAGAACCGCCCCGAATCCGGCTCGACAAACAGCAGGAAGTTATCGAGGAATTCGACGTCACTCGCGCCGCGAGACGTGAAATCCGCGTCGCTGATCTGAGCGAACGTCGTGCCGTCCCAGGTGTACGCGTTCGGCGTGTTCACGACACAGATCTGATCGGCGTTGCGATCCATGTCGATCGAGTTCACGGCGCCGACAGAGCCGATTTCGGTAACGGTCTTGTTTTCCGTCACGCTGTAGAGCTTCGAGCCTGACACCACATAGAGCAGGTCATCGGCCGCGAGCATGCCGTAGATCGGCCCGGTGCCTACTGTCGTCCACGCATCAATACCGGGCGTGCGGATCAGCGTCAGCGGCGTTTGCGAATCCTCGGGCATCGCCTCGGCGTAGCAGTTGACGAGACGCGAGGACGATGCAGCGGTCGACAATGCGCGATAGCTTGCGACCGGCAGTGACTTTCTCATCGGCCGGTGATGATGTTGAAGGTCCGATAATTGCCCGGCAGATGTCGCATCGACACAGCGTCGAGTTCGTGCGTCATCGCCTTGCGCAAAATCGTCGAGAAGCCCATGTCGAACTCAGCCGCGAGCTCTGTCGACACCATCGCGCCGAAGTCGCTGGCGACGCGGATAGCGAGCGCCGCACGCACGCCGACTTGCGTGTACGCCTGACACGGGAACGTGTCGGAGGTCGTGGACTGCCGGAAGTACTGCAGCTTGATGCCGTCCTCTTCCCACTGCTCCAGCATGTCGTTAAGCGCTTCCAGGCACTTCGCACCCTGCTCGGCCGACGGCGTCTCGATTTCGTTGATGACGTTCAGCTTGCGCAGTGCGCCTGTGATCAGTTCGAGATTGGTCATTTCAGTAACTGCACGTTGAGCACGGATGAATCGTTTTGCGACTCACGAGACGGTCGCGCCGATCGCGCCAGCCGGGCGCGTTGTAAACCTCCAGCAGTGTCTGGTTCGTCACATCGCCGAGCGCATAGGTGCCCTCGCCATCCATGCAGCACAGTGCGACCTTGCCATTAGCCATTACCGACAGCTCGAACCAGCGCGAGCACGGCGTGTCTGGAATCTCTTTCTTCTGCGCATCGACGTAGCCGAGCCATGAGTCGCGCTTGATCGCCACCGACTCGAACTTCGGCCAGCGCTCCCAGCAGTAGTAACGGAAGTCCTCGTTCGGATAGCCGACCGTCGACAGCACCACCGTGTGCGGGAAGTCTTGCGTATGCAGGTAGTCGAGCCGCTTCGCTGTCTGCTCGAACCTGAGCCCCATGACGCGCTCGTACTCTTCCGGGATATGCGAGTTGAGTGAGACCCACAGGTGCGCGACCTTCTTTAGCCGCGCGATCTGCTCCACCTTCTCCGGTGTCAGCGCTGCGCCGTTGGTGAAGATGCGCAGCACCACATCCGGCGCCTCGCGGTTGATGCGCTCGCACACAGGGATCGTGCGCTTGTCGAGTAGCGGCTCGTTCACCTTGAACGGCGAGAAGTACAAACCGCGCTGCCAGCTGATGACTTCGCCGACGAGGCGGTCTAGCAGTTCATCAGGCATCCGCTCGCCCTTTCGCTCGAGCGTCGGATACGGACAGAACGTGCAGCGCGCGTTACACAGCGCAAGCGATTCGATCGATACCTCTATCGGGTAGTCGAGGAAGTCTTTCCTCAACCCCTCGTAGACGTCCACGGCGCTACTTGATCGCCGCGAGGACGAAGCCCCACTTGTGCTCACTGCTGCCGGGGCCGTTCGGCACGTCTTCGGTCGTCACCATCGTACGGAAGTTCGCCTTGTAGACGTGCCGGTAGTCCGTCATCGGGGTTTGGCCGATCTGCTGGTATCCGTCCTGATCCAGGAAGATCAGCGAGTGCGGCGAGATGATGCGGCTGTGACCGGGATCGCCCCATGCCCACGGCGAATCCCATTTCGGGCAGGCGCCGACGAAGTAGCCGCCTGGCTTCAGGATGCGCCAGAACTCGGAGAACTGCGCGATGAAGACCCGCCAGTCCCCCTGCTGGCCGGTGTGCTCCAGGAT